AGCACACGTGCCACCTGTTATAAGAGTAGCTCCTAGTGGTATACCTAACTCTTCATTTACTTTAACTGCATTATTTTGTATACCTTTTTTCTGTTCTTCAGGATCTCTTAATGATTCTGTAAATGCGTGCCATCCCCATATGTTTGCATCTTTTTCTTTTAGATATTTTGTAACAGAAGGATCAGTCATAGATGCCACAAAGAATTTAGTTTTAGAATCTACCTCTTTAAATAAATCTTTTCTTATTATACCATGTGTACTTGTACCTGTAATAGGTCTAGGATCAAGAACAACACAAGCCCAAGGTTGTATTCCTTGTTTTAATAAATTTAAATAAGAATGTTTAACACATACAATCTTTGCTTCACCATCATACTTTTTAATAGTAGCTTTTAATTCATCATAGTTTGTGTAAGGTCCTCCTGAAACTATAATAGCTCTACCTGAATGATAAAGATATTTTCCTAACCATTTCTTCTCATCTATTAAAGTCATATTCTCTTTTATATTATTACGTATATAATCTTTTGATACACAATCTCTAGGATTAACTACAATAGGTACATTTAAAAGAGATTTAGGAATGTTAGATAATTTTTTATCATTTAAAATAATAGCTAGATGTGTATGACCACCACCACGAACTTTATCTGCTGAAGGTAATACCCATTGTCTAATACTTTTATTCTTTTCTTTTTTAAGTTGATCTAATACTTTATTAGTTCCCTGAAATTCTTCTGAAGTTTGATTACCATCTTTATCTTCTAAAAAATAATGATCAATCATAACAATAGGATTGTGTTTTAAATGTTTATAATCACTCGCAACTGTTTTAATACTATTACCACCACCTATTAAAACAAAGTCAGCATTTAAATCAGTACGATCTTTTAATATATCTCTGGAATTACCTTTACCTATTTCAAATGTAAATACTTTCTTGTCCTTCATCATCTTATCTCTAAATTCTTTTAATCTTTTTATTACTGCAGACTGAGTGTTATGAGCTTTAACATTAAATTCTTCTATATCTGTTTCAGTAGTAGCATCTTCAAATAAATCAAAACCTTTATAAACTATTTCATCATGGTGTTTGAAAGAAGTAAGAGCCATTTCAATAGCACGACCTGCATTCCATGTACCTACTTCGATAATTGATTTAGGTTTATACTCCTCTATAATTTCTAAAATTTGTTTATATCTAGTGGGCATAATATCTGGACTTGTATCATCATCAGATAAATTAAATAATCTTCTACCAGAACTATCTCTAACAGGTAACATAGTTATATCTTGAATACCTTTAAAGTGCATAACATAATCAGATATACCATTCAAAGATATAATCTTCATTCCATGTGCTTTATAAATATTTAATAATCTTTCTGTTATAAATGCATCATGCCATTCTCTATAAGAAATTAATTCTCCTGAATTATAAGCACCTCTTAAATCACCTAGTAAATCAAGAGCAGGTTTTTTATTTAAATTAAAAGCCATGAAAGATGTATCAAGATATTGTACATTATCATCTGTTGTTCTGATACCTGCATAAGCTACGTCACAAGCTTCAGGTAGCATAGCAAGTATATCATCAGGTACTAATCTTTTCTTAGCAAAAGAATCAGCATCAATCCATATTAACCAACCTGCTTCTTTATCTTTTTCTGCTAATTCAAAAGCATATTCTGTTAGAGCATATACTTTATGTGCCCATCTGATAACATCAAGTCTCCAATTATAAGCAACTTGTCCATTCTCTGTACCATCATGTATTGAATTAGTTTCTTTAAAAGTTTTATAATCTTCTATATCATCTAATTGTTTATAAGAAATAGATTTATTTTTAGGAAGAGAATAACTTTCTAATGAACAGTCATGTGTATAACATGCAAGATTTAAAGAAGGTTCCCAATGTTCACTAATTGATTTTAAAAAATGATGTCCAACATTCTTTAAAATATCTTCATTAAATGAAGTAACAAAATTAATTTTTGTCATATAACATAGTCCTTTGCTTCATCTAATAATCCATTCATCTGTAACCATCTGGCATCATTAACCCATTCAATACCATACTTAGTATCTTGGTCTCTCTTTGGACCCCAATCTTTAAACCAAGGACCACCTGTTGTAAAGTGTACATTCTTTGCTTCTAACTTAACATCTGAATGTCCATCCAACCAATTCCATTCTTCAGGTATTCTACCTATATCTGCTTCTTTATCTGGTAGCCACTCAAATCCATGTAGCCATCTACCTGATTTAGTATTAACATCTTCAACTGTAAGTCTTTTATTTAAATCATGTCCACAATTAAACATCATAAGACTTGACCAATTTTTTCTACGATAAGGATGTTGTTCTTTACCATCCATCTTCATACCTTTTTTAGGTTCATACTTATGATGAACACACCATACAGGATAATATGCATTGTCACATATCTCAAATAATTCAGATATATCTGTACGTACATACATATCACAATCCATATATAAAGCATAACCTTCATACATATTAAGAGCAGGAATTAGAAAACGAGTAAAAGAAAAATCAGTTGAGAAAGGTCTGCCATCTATTATATCATAAGGTTGACCATGTAAGATCTCATGTTTTCTATTATATAAACCCATACGTTCTACAATAGGTTTCTTAATTGGTAAAACTCTAACAGGTTCCATTGATATTCTTTCTATTGAAAACTTTAGAACTTCGTAAGCAGCATGTTCTCTAGGATCATATCCTATATAAACTGTATTTATACTTTTCTTTTTTTTACTCATAGTATCTCCATAAATAAGAGAGGATGTAATAAAACACCCTCTCTAGTATTTCATTACTGTATAGTAATGCTCTTTGGTTTTTGTTCTTCAGGTATATTATGTGTCAGACTAACAATCAATACACCATCTTCTATTCTAGCACCTTCAACTTCTATGTTTTCTGCTAGAGAAAATATTTTATGAAAAGATCTTCGTGCTATATTCTTATGAAGATATTCTTCATTAGAATGTCGTTTATTAGAATCACCTTTAATAGTTAAGTATTGATCTTTAACCTCAAGAGATAATTCATCTTTTTTAAAACCAGCAACTGCTAATTCTATAGTATATTTATCTTCTCCTGCTTTAACAATATCATAAGGTGGATAATCATTACCAGCTAAGACATCATTATTTTGTAATGCTACCATATGATCCATCAAATGATCAAATCCTATAGCATATCTATTTATATTATGAAATAGACTCATCTTTTTCTCCTTTATAAGCGAGTTATGGAGAGACTACGCTGGATACTGCATGGTAGTTTTAGCCAGAACTCTCCAATAGAACCCTTAATTGGCATTCTATAGTGTAATTATGACACACTTTTCTATAAAAGTCAAGACTTTTTTGCACTTAGTATACAATATAGTTGAGCATTATCAATATCGTATACCTCTTTAATTTCTTCTAGAACTCTTTCTTTTTCTTCTTGACATTCTTCTTCTGTATCATACTCTTCTATTTGTAATTGAGGATCACCATTAAAAGAAACAAGCATATATAATAGCCATATTGTTTTCATTTAAGTATCACCTTTTCCAGATTCTTCTGAAAAATATTTATTAAATTTATCTTCTTCACCATCATACTTTTCACTATCATCAGGAGGTGTTCCTTTACGTGTTATGTTTGCCCATATACCTGAATATTTTTCGTTTACATCTAACCATTTATCTGCTTCCTCTAATGAATCAGGAACAATAGCTTCAGTTGGACACTCTGGTTCACATACACCACAGTCTATACATTCATCTGGATTAATTACTAACATGTTTTTACCTTCATAAAAACAATCAACAGGACACACTTCTATACAGTCCATATACTTACATTTTATACAAGCTTCAGTTACTACATATGTCATTCTATATCCACCAATTCACAAACACCTGCAGTACAGGCAAGTTGTTGTGATCCTTTCGTATTATCTTCTGTTTCAAATTCTTGTAACTTATTCCAATCAATATTTGTTGGCATAGCTTTTGCTAACTTTTTATAAGTCTTCTCATCTATATCCTGATATGGTGCTTGTTGATATGTATAATCAGAGAAGGGTAAGAAAGATATACCACTTACATGTTCAAAGTTTTCCCAACACCATGCACCTACAGAAATCCATTCTTCTTCTTTAACACTAATAGTTACAGAAGGTTTATGTTCACACCAATGTTGTGCATACTCTTTCCATATATCTAATTGTTCAAGAGCAGTTATATCTTTTCTACATACTGAACCTTCAGGAGCTTTCATAGGAAATGAAAATATAGTAGTATGTTCTGGTTTCATTACATCAGGTTCATTAGGTATACCAGATGCTTTCATAAATTCTGTTAGTGGATCTTTATTATCTCCTCTAACTGTTCTAATGTAATAAGGATTATGTCTGGCATGAATACCACTAGCACTATCAACTAATTGACTGACAGTACCTGAAGGTTTAACACAAGTGATAGCAGTTGATTGTGGTATGCCTAATTTTTTAGCAAGTTCTTTATTGGTTTCAATCGCATGATTTTTTAAATGTTTTAATGTAACACCAACACCAGAAAACGAACCATTTAATTCAGGACAATCCATAATACCTGTAAGAGATACACCAAGTAATCTTTCTTCTTCTGTATTGTTTTGCCATCTCTTTCTTAGGTAGCCAAAATTTGTAAAGGTAGATTGTATTGTACCTAAGATAGTAGCTATTCTTATTTTATTTTTTAAAGTTTTAGCAGTATCTGTAGAACGACATACAACTTCAGTTAGATTACAGAATTGATTTGGTCTAAGAATAATTTCACTACAAGGATTAGTACCAAAATCCCATGATGCATCCCTTCTACCATTCTCACTAGCTTTCTTTTGTGCAGATACTCTATTAAATATTCCACGTTCACCTGATTTACTTTCATATAAAGATAACCATTCTTTCATAAAGACACCAGCATCAGGTTTCTCTGTGTAAGCAACAGAGTTATTAGCTAATGCTCTTTGTGGATTATCATTCCACCATTCACCTTTCTTAGCAGCACGTATACGTTGGTCTGATAAATTAGATAAAGATATAAGTGCTGACCTACGAACACCACCAACTACTACAACTTCACCTGTCTTACATACAATGTCATGGCATTCCATAGAGGATAATTTTCTACCTCTTGCACCTTTAAATTTACTAATAGTAAAATCAAATAAATCTACTAAAGGTTGAGGACCACTTGCTCTACCACCAAATGTTTTTAATCTAGCACCTGCAGGTCTTACTTTTGTTATACTTACTTTTGGTATTCTACCTGTATAAAGATAAGATATTAAATCTCTAAATGCTCTTGCCCATCCTTCTTTAGAATCAGCAACAGATACAACATCATCTGTATTTTCAAACTCTTGATCAGGTATAGTAGGTAGCTTATCTGCATACTGTCTTTCAACAGAGAAACCTACACCTGTTCCATTCATAAGTATATATAACACTTCATCAAATGCTCTTGGACTATCAATAGGAATATAAGAACAATTATATCCTGCTATATTCTCTCTATCTAATGCTCCACCTGCAGTCATTAATGCTCTCATGGATGGCATCACTTGTAATGATAGTATAGCTTCTTCTATTTCATCCCATTCTTTATTTTTAATAACACCTTTATAATTTGTACTCATATGATTTTTAAAATATGATATTAATCTACCTACAGTTTCACTCCATGTCTCTCTTCTACCTTCCTCTTCTAACCATCTTGAATACCTAGACATATGTATAAATGATTGGTATTCAGTAGGTAAATAATTACTACCCATCAATGATGCCATCTATTTTTCCTTTCCATATTTTAATTCTAATATTAATTCTGCATAATGAATTACTTTTTCTATATCTTTTTTACCTTCACCCTTTGTCTTATGTCTAGTAATGTATTTTACCACATTTCCTTCTAGAAAGTCAAGATTATTTTTAACAATATAATCTATTGGTTGTATTGCACAATTTTTATAATGATCTCCACCTATTTGTTTATTAGTAGCGTTATCATATTCATATTTATACGTACCTTTTATTAATCTTTCTTCAGCACTTCTTCTTGCCATATACTCATCATACCTCTCATTTTTTATCGAAGACTCTTTTAATTTTTTGTCTGACATATCCTATCTCCTTTGAGTTAATTACTTTATATGCAAAGCTTCTTGTATATTCAGGACTAAGACCTGCATTATAACATACATCCTCAAAATCATCACACGTTACACCTACACTACAGAAAAACCATGCACGTGCTCGTTCTCTCTCAATACTTGTTTGAGGAGTCTCAACTTTACTCTTTGTTTTAGTAGCATCTAACAATGCTTGTAGTATAACAGATAAAAATAAAACTCTTTCTGGTCGTTCTTCATTCTTAGAAGATACATCCAATGTTATACTGAAATAGTCTTGTTCCATCTATCATTTTTCTTTTGGACTTATCTCATCTTGGAATGTATTTTGCAACATATAAATAGCTTCTTCATTTTCAGCAGCTTTTTTTACTTGCTTAATAAATTCATCAATAACTTGGGGATGTTCTCCTATACCCACAGGATGTTCCAAGTATATACGTGCAGTAGAAATAGCTTTATCTCTTTGAGATTCAAACTCAGATAATGCTGATTCATACATTGACTTTTTTACTGACATCTTTTACCTCCTTTCCTAAATATTTTACTTTGGTTATAGTTCCTAAAGGTCCTTTACAAGTAAATTTCCTTGCTTTACCTTGAACACTATGAATATAAAATCCATCTCTAGTTGTTCGTGCTATGTGACCTAAATTTCCCTTATTATAACCATTTTTTCTTGCCCATTCTCCTAAACAATCAACAACCATTCGTTTACCATCAAGATACAATTCTGCTTTACCTTTATACTTATGATGTTTTTTTCCTGCTGTACCTTTATTATGCTTCATTAAATGTTCATAGTTTTTTCGTCTAAACTCAGGATCTTCAAAACTTTCAATAGGTCTATAAAATTTTCCACCTACATACGAATTATAAAATGCTTGTTCATCTGTACCTTCTAT